GAATATTAAACAAAGCGTCGTGCAAACACTCGCAAGATATGCGTTTGCTGATTATGCGCGGAGTGCGGCCAGCGTTCGCGAATGTGAATGTTGCAAGGGTGAGGGCTTTATCGAGGCTGATGTTTTCACAATGAAAAGCCACTACACGATGCAGTTACCACAGTTTGCCAAAGACTTTGGTCAAAGTCCGAGCGACTTCGAAGTGAAGCGAAAAGTTGAAGAGACAGTCCGACTGTTGTGTAAGCCGTGCAACGGGAAAGGCGCGGTTTCCAACTCATGTCGATGCAACGGGAAAGGCACCGTAGTAGACAAGGAGAAATCAGAGCAGCAGGGAATTCCAGTTTATAAAACCTGCGGGAAATGCTCAGGCCGTGGATATTCGCGGCTTAAGTTTTCTGAAGTGTACGAGGCTATTACAGGGCACCTTCCTGAGCTGGCATCCAGCACATGCTACGAGAGTTTTAAGCCGTTCTATGAGCTGCTGGTAACGAAATGCTTGATGGAAGAGGGCGTGGCTGATTCAATGCTTGCAAAAGTGACTCGATAAAGCACGATGGGGACACGATTGCCACGGATGGCGGCATTATAAAAACAAAGTCTTGCATTTTCCGGAAAAATGGACTAGATTCATCTCTAACGGTGGTAATTGCATCCGTTGAGTTGGTAAACAAGATTTTGCGGCGGCACTTGTTAACTATAGATACCGCCGAGTTGGTCACTTCGACTTAGGTCTGGAACTCCAACCGCACTGGCTGAGAGGTCGGTAGAATTAGAAGCCTCGGTTAATCGCCGGGGCTTTTATAAAGAGCGTACGATACCACCGCTCGGCAAGTAGGTATCCGGTCATGACAACTGCGTAGTCCCCATAATGTCATGACAGTGTTGGGGAGTGAGCCGAGCAAACATTCAAAGCCCAGCCCTAATCGGTTGGGCTTTTTCATTTCTACATATCAATTTCAGGAATTTCTCGGCGTGGGGCGTAAAGCTTATTGCCAACAACAATCCACTCACTCTTTATCCACACTTGGACTTTTTGTCGGTCAACGCCCATGTGTCGGGCAAACTCGGATTGATTGTTTGAAAAATTCAGTTTGATATATTCGATTAGTTCCATATCAATCAGCCTTAATTTCTGGATTTACGATTAAGTATGAAGTGCCGTGCTCGTCATCCATTTCTACTGCATCAAAACCAAGATGGGCGGCAACTCGACCGCGCAACCGCTGCATTTCCCATGAGGAGCTGCCAGTGCAAGAGCGAGGCGCTAACAGGTGTTCAAAAGCATCATCACACTCATCATCAGCAATTGCGTTAGCCAGTGATTCAATTTCATCGGAGTCGGCTTCGATTTCAGAAGATAAGAAAGAGATGACTTCTTCAATGCTGGCGTTCAAATCTGAGTTAGTTGCGACTGAATCAACTTCATAAGAGTGAATGAAATCACCATGTGACTCTGCTATTTCTGCTTCAGCAGAAGCAAACAGACCATCAAACACGTTATCACCGCTCATTGCGAACTGTCCTACTTTGATAACTGGTGCGGTGTTGCTGTAAGAACCGTGGAATAATTTCATTTTGTTTGCCTCGTCGCGTTGTCTATGTGATTAATGTAATCGGAAATAGACTACATTACAAGTGATAAGCATCACAAATATTAAACATGGCTGCGCTAATGCGTGGCCTTTTTGCATTTAGCCCGCCGCCTACACCAATCAACCGCAAACACCCTTTAGCAAAAAGTGGAAACGGCGGTGGGCTATTTCCTACACAACAGCAAATTTACGCCCAGGCCAACTGGCAGGGGGAGACTATGAAGATGAAGGATTATTCTAGCTCTATCGCCCTGTGGTTCGGTGGGCTAACAACAACAATTGGCGCGCTATCACTTAACGACTGGGCAATGATTGCCGGTATCGTCTGCACCCTTGGCACCTTTGGGGTGAACTGGCACTACAAGCGTAAAGAATACCAGTTACGGGAGAAGGCTAATGAATCCAGCTCTTCGTAATAAGATAATTGGTGTATCGGCTGGCGGGGCATTGGCAATCGCCGGAGCTTTGCTTGGTGGTGATGATGGGTTAGAGGGGCGCAAGTATGTGGCTTACTACGATGTCGTTGGCGTCCTTACTTTGTGTGATGGCCACACCGGTAAAGACATCATCCCCAACAAAAAATATTCAGATGCTGAGTGTGATGCTTTATTGCAGAAAGACCTGGCACCAGTACAGCGCACTGTTGATGCGGCAGTAAAAGTCCCACTGAGCAAATACCAGAAAGCCGCTCTCTACTCATTTACATATAACGTCGGCCAGGGCGCATTCACTAAATCTACTTTGCTTAAAAAGCTCAACACTGGCGACATCAGAGGCGCTTGCGATGAGTTACGCCGCTGGACATACGCCGGTGGTAAGCCGTGGAAGGGATTACAGAACCGACGAGAGATAGAGAGGGAATTATGTTTAGCGGGTTAAAGAACATATTTACCTACTTGCCAGCGCTATTGCTCATCATTCTGGCTGGCTTATCGCTTCACTTCTACAACGAAGCTAGCGAGTGGCACGACAAGGCAGATGTAATAGCCAAAGAACGTGACGAGGCTCGGTTCATTCTCAGTAACCAGGTACGCATGGTTAACATCATTAACGATATCGCCAAGGCCAACGAGCATGAAAAAAACCGCATTAGCAATGATGGTGAGGTGCGAGCTGCTGCGATTAAAAAAGACATTGGCGGGGATGAGTGTGCTATTCGTCCTGTTCCTGCTGCCGCTGCTGACATCTTGCGGAAACACGCAAATCAAATACGTTCAGGTGCCGCAGGTACCGATGCCAACAAGCTTACTTTCTGACTGCATGCCTCCTGAGATACCCGAGGTATTAACGTGGGGTAACAGCCTGCTGCTGAATGAAACGCTATTAACGGTGATAGAGCAGTGCAACGCAGACAAGGCGAGCATTCGACAAATCGAGCAATCACGCATCGTGAGCAAATAATGGCTTGGTATCCAGCATGGCATATCAATTGGCAGAGATTCAGATACTGGCGTGAACAGATAGGATTTGAGTCAGCTTATTTCAAGATAAAGAAAGAATCCCCACCCGAACAATCACACGCAAAGGATAAATAAGATGCAACCACATCAGCAGCGAGTAGTAGATGAAGCCAGTGAATTATCAGACAAGCTGGTTAAGCTAATTGCGTTTATTGAAGAAAGTAATATTTACCAAAGCTTTGAATCAACTCAACAAACATTGTTGCGTGCTCAAACTGGCGCGATGCGTGCTTATCTGGAAGTGCTAAATCTTCGAATTGACTCGTTCTAAGAATTCCCCCGACAAGGAATAGATAGTTTCTCTCGATGGAGGTGATGTTAACCCATGATAGGAAAATCTCTATCTCTAACTATTTGGCTACTGCTTGCATTCAACAGCACCGGACTACAGCAGGTCGCCAGTATCGCACTATCTATGATTGCCGCTTATGCCTTAGTGACCGAATTTTTATTCGGCGCTTTGGGTTGGCGAGGCTATGAAGTTATCCGATACCGCTTAATGGAGTAATAAATATGGCTACTGAATACTTTGATAATCCAACTCAAGGCCGTAAAGACTTGGACGAAAGCATCCCATCGCAAGAGTAACAAGCAGAATTGTTTAACCCCGCTGGAGGTTGATCACATCTTGCTGACGGGTAAGCCGTAAGTAGCAGAGCAACTCTGTGAAGACGTGGCAAAGCTGCGAACAAAGAACATGAAGGCTCAGTTTAACGACTGGGCCTTTTTTGTACCTGCAATATCTCCGCGCATTCACCGCGCATTTCAAACGAGAGTCTTTCAGAAAGCTGAGCCTGAGAATTGCCGCTGTAAGGTGGCGACCTTCTCTCGGGCGGCATTCTGGTGAACAGGCTCATCTTTCTAAAAGGTAATCGCTATGAAACACCTGATTAAAATTATCAAAGGCACTCCAGTAGTTAGCACTGATGTAATCGCAATAGAGTTTGGTCGTCGTCACGATAACGTAATGCAAAACATTCGGTCGTTGATTGATTCTGAACATTTAGATGCCCTTGATTTCAAGGAGACCTCATACGTAGATAAAATGAACAGAGCGCAGCCATGCTACGAACTTACTGAGCGTGGTTTCCTGATTGCAATGCCATTCATTGGCGGTGAGAAAGCAAGGGATGGTCAGGTTCGTCTGGTTGATAGTTTTATTGCTTACCGTGAAAAGGCCAAACGAGAAGCTGTTATTCAAGCAGAACGCGATTTAGCCAGGGTTGAATACCGGCCGATGACCAATGCGATCAAGATCAGCAAGGAAGCGGAAGGGAAAGAGGCCGAGCACTACCACTTCAGCAATGAGGCCAACCTGATAAACCGCATCGTGCTTGGTGCAACTTCAGCGAAGTTCAGGAAAGAAAATGAAATCGGAAAGACTGAGGCGATTCGGGACTATCTGACCGCTGAGCAAATCCGAGCCATTACCGAACTTCAACGGGCTGACACAGTATTCATCAACATGGGCTGGGACTTCGAAAAGCGCAAGGCTGAGTTAACCATGATGTTTGAGCGAAACCACAAGGCTCCGCTCATTGAAGAACAGCACCGGTTGGCGGCCTGATAACTTGATGATTTATGGGTTACGTAAAAGTTTTACGCGACCCCTCATCTATGGGTGCCATGACCGGCTCAAAAATGAGCCCGTTGATAATAAAGACAAATTGAGAGCCACTTTCACAACGGCTCTCAATCATTACCTACTGGAATTAATATGAAATCATTCATTTATCAAACCATTTCATTGGGGCTACTTGTCACGCTTATTTTCTCCGTGCTAACCGGCCAAGAAAGTATTACGGCGATAGCAGTAAGCGCTTATTGGATTGTCATTTTTCTTGCTGCCTTTGTTTCTGTGGCTGTGATGCTGACTACAGCCCTGGTAACAATAGAGACAAATGCGGGCAAAAGAGAAAAGCTGATTGAGTTGCTAAACAAGGTGGCAGTGAAGCGTGGAGTTATTAGGCGAGGGTGGAATTGGCTATGTCTTATCTTAATTGCTGGGGCGCTTGCTTATGGCGGCTGGGTATTTACTGCCGTTGTTTATGTGATCGCCTCATTGATTTGCCGCCTGAGCGTTTCAATTGCCAGAGACAAGATTGATGAGCTGGAATTAGCTCAATAAATTGCTCGACGGAGACTAAAAATGACTCAAAAGTGGAATATCACGGTCGAAACGCAATCGGGCGAAACATACGCCGGAGCAATGACGCGGCAGCAGCCCGAAATAGTGAACGGGTTTGTTGCTATAGCCACCGAAGAGGGCGAGTGGATTTATCTCAAGCCTGATGAAGTGAAAAAGATGCACTTTGTGCCGGTGGTAGATAAGCCCACTAATAAACCGGTAGACGCTGTTCCAGAAGTTGAGACCCCAAAAAGCGAAGAAAGCGAACTAGAGCAAGAAGAACAGGCTTTATAAAACTCTGCAAAAGGTGCTCATGAAGTGCCTTTGACAGAATTTTATAAATGTTTTCACATATCGAGGTGTCGGCTAATTAGCGACTGAGACTTTACCAACCAGCAGGATATTCTGTTATGGCTAATTCAGATACACAAATGAAGCGGCCATATCCGCCATTATCATTCGTCAATGAGTTCAGACCACACATTGAATTGGTCCCCGCCCCTGAAGTGCTTGAGTGGGTTAACAGTCAAATACTCAGTGACGAAGGCGAACTACACAATCCCGACCACGGACACTTAATTGACGCTGACATAAAAATCATGTGGGCATCATCTGCGTTTGAAAAGCAGGGTCGCACTGTTCTTGGTCAAGCCGAGCAAGTAGCAATGAGAGCTGGCGGCTGGCAAAAGGCCCGAATGGAGCAACAGATGTACGAATGGTTCGGTGATGTGCCGACATTCATCATCACCCTGGCTGCTGATTACTGCGCTCAATGCTCTGACCTTGAGTTCTGCGCACTGATAGAACATGAGCTTTATCACATCAGTCATGCAAGGGATGAATACGGCGCACCCAAGTTCAACAAAGAAGGGCAGCCGGTATTGAAACTGCGCGGCCATGATGTTGAAGAGTTTGTCGGTGTGGTTCGCAGATACGGCGCAAGCGTTGAAGTACAGGAAATGATTGATGCGGCAAACAAACCTGCGGAGGTAGCCCATCTTAACGTTGCCAGGGCGTGTGGAACATGCCTATTAAAACTGGCTTAACTTTGGATTGCTTTGGACGAATGGTGATTTATGGCTGCATTAAAACCGGAAGTGAAAGCCTTCATCATTCAAGCGTTGGCGTGCTTCGATACCTTGGCGATGGTGGCTGAAGCTGTCCAAAAAGAATTTGGGATTAAAGTTACCCATCAGCACGTTGAATCGCATGACCCTACAAAGGTCAGCGGAAAGGGCTTAGCTAAAAAATGGGTTGAGCTATTTACCGTCACGCGTGAACGCTTTCAGACAGAAATAGCAAGCATCCCGATAGCAAATAAGGCCTATCGCCTACGAGCTTTGGATCGCATGGCCGCCGCTACTGAAAAACAAAAGAACTTCGGAATGACCGCCCAATTAATGGAGCAGGCCGCGAAAGAGGTTGGCGATGCTTACAGCAATAAGCACAAGTTTGAGCACACAGGGAAAGATGGTGGGCCAATTGAGTCAGCAGCATTAACAAAGGATGAATATAAATTAGCTCGACGGGAGATGTTGGAGGATGACGACTGTTGAGCAGCGGAACTATGCCCGCAGAATAGAGTGCGAGGAAGATGGACTGTATTTCTCCAGATACTTCTTCAAGCAACGCACTGGCGGCAAGATGATTGTCGCACCACATCATAAAGTTATTAACGATACGTTAGAGCGAGTGGTAAGCGGCGAGATACAACGCTTGATTATCAACGTTCCTCCCGGTTACACAAAAACAGAATTGGCGACGATCAACATGATCGCCCATGGCATTGCTTTAAATGCCCGCGCTCGCTTCATGCACCTGTCTTATTCGCATAACCTCGCATTGCTCAATTCATCCACGGCCCGCGCTATCGTTAAATCGAAAGCGTATCAGGACATGTGGCCCATGGCGCTGCGTGATGACTCAGACAGCAAGGCCATGTGGTGGACGGAGCAGGGTGGTGGTGTTTATGCCTCATCTGCCGCTGGGCAGGTTACCGGCTTTCGTGCCGGGCATATGGAGGACGGTTTTCAGGGGGCATTGATTATTGATGACCCAGTTAAGCCAGACGATGCCTACTCAGAAACAGTGAGAGGTGGAGTTAACAACCGGTTCAACGAAACAATCAAATCTCGCCTAGCTGTTGAAACAACGCCGATGATTGTCATTATGCAGCGCATCCATTACCACGACCTTAGCGGTTACCTGCTGCGTGGCGGCTCCGGCGAAATGTGGCACCACCTTAATTTGCCGGTAATTATCGACAACAGCCAGAGTTACAGCGAGCAATACCCAGACAACACCCATGCGATACCAATTGACCATGGCTTGCATGATGGTTGGCTATGGCCGTTTAAGCACAACGAGTCACACCGAATCGCACTATTCTCTCACCGTCGCACTGCCGAAGCACAGTACATGCAGAATCCTCGCCGCTTCAACGCTGAAGGTGCGCTATGGACTGAGGGCATGATTGCAGCGGCGCGAGCGCTAAATATTAGCGAAGAGTTATCAAGGACAGTTATTGCCATCGATCCTCAAGCTACCAACAGTGAAGAGAGTGACGAAACTGGGATTATCGCCGCCAGCGTGTACGGAGCTGAAGACAGGAAACAATATTCAGCCGATGGTGACTATAGCGGGAAGTATTCCCCTAATGGCTGGGCCACTCGCTCAATGGATGCATACAAACAGCATAATGCTGATGCAATCGTCATTGAAACTAACCAGGGTGGTGATATGGCAGAGGAAACGCTTCGCAACGCCGGATTCAAAGATCGCATTATCCGCGTTCACGCCAGTAAGGGTAAGTTTGCTCGGGCTGAGCCTATATCTGCTTTGTACGCTCAGGGCCGCGTAGCTCACCGGGGAAATCTCTACCAACTTGAAAACCAGATGATGGAATACGTTCCAACCACATCAAAGAAATCACCAGACAGGCTTGATGCGATGGTATGGGCGATGACAGAGCTTAGCGGTTCTCAGCCTGTAGGGATGATGCTTCCGAAACGACTAATTGGTAGATAAATCATGAAAAAAGAATCAACCCCGCCACCATATAAGCCAGGGGATCGTGTTGTTCGTCCCGCTCCGCCGCCACCGCCTCCCAAGCCATACCGATGGGGATCAGCATGACAGACAAATTACAACTTGCTGTTAACCATGCATTGCAGATTAACAGCACAATCAGTGATTCGGCTATGGCTCGCGCTCGCATGGGCCTACTCAATACCGGTATGGGCCTTGACGCTAAACGTGCTAATGCATGGTTTGAGTACGGATTCAAAGAGGAATTAACCTTTGATGATTTGTACAAACTCTATCGTCGTGGTGGTATTGCCCATGGCGCGGTAAACAAACTTGTTGGCACATGTTGGCTAACTAATCCGGAGATTATCGAGGGTGAGGAAAAGGACGAATCAGGAGCTGTAACTCCGTGGGAAAAAAGTCTAAAAACTGTATTCAATAATCGTCTGTGGCAACAATTCGCTGATGCTGACATGCGGCGCTTGGTTGGGCGCTATTCAGGAATGCTTCTTCATGTTCGCGACAGCGGGGCGTGGAATA